TTCTTCCCTAAGGCGCGGTGCCTTACGGTAAAGCCAGGGCAACTCGACGAACCCGGCATCCTCATCATCCACGGAGGCTCAGATATTGATCCGGGCTTGTATAAGCGAGGTCGATCACGAGAGACTTATGGCATCCACTTTTGGCGGGATCAAGAAGAAATGGCTTTGATTCAAGAAGCCAAGGAAAAGAAAATCCCTATCTTCGGTATCTGTCGCGGTGCTCAATTGTTGTGTGCTGCCGCTGGTGGTTACCTGATTCAGCACGTCAACAACCATGGTGGTATGCACTATGTCAAGACGTATGACAATCGACTCATCAAAGTCAACAGCATCCATCACCAGATGATGGCTCCGGAGGGTACAGATCACAAGCTTCTGGCGTGGCTGCCCGAGCGGTTAAGTGATGTTTACTACGACGTCAACGAGGAGGTGGAACGTGACGTGGAACCGGAATTAATCTATTTTAATAAAATCCGGGGTATGGCAGTTCAATGGCATCCGGAAGCGATGCATGAGAAGTCTCCTGCAAATCAATACTTCTATGAAAAGCTAAAGGAGTTTGAAGTTGTCTCGTGATCTGTTCTCTAATGCAAACGCGACATTTGCCTGTTGTGGGTGTTATCGTGTTGACAAAAGTATCCAACTGTTGGCTGGTGATGGCGCTCACACTCACACGTATGAGACCCGTCTGGAGTTCATTCGGGATGCCGATGAAATCGGAGGTAATGTCAATCCAGGCATTGCCATTGTTCCCAATGTGACTGACAAGCATATTGCTGAAATGAAAGATGGCCCTGACCATGAATGGTTGGTGTTTAAATTCACTAATAAACCAAACGCTATCTCTTTCAAGATCCGCACGGACAACGGAAGTCCCTACAAGAAGTAATAGAAATGCAGACCATCACTTTAGATAAACCCTACAAGGGTGTGTATGAGCTTGTGTTTAGCGGCGCACCGCCGAAGCCCCAAGACTGGGAGAGGCTTAAGCGGTATGTTGCACAATTGAAGATGTATTCTTGGGATTACATCAAAGATTATGTTGCAATGTCATTCGGCCTTAATCACAGGGAGGAGCATGTCTCCCTAGCTGGGGCTAACTACCCGTGCTATGTCTTTGGTGTGTTGGCTAGGCATCAACCCGACTCTCTAGTTCAAGATCTTGTTCATCTCGGTGCAGAACTTGTGTATAAGTCAGATGAATTTTGGAATGGTAACTATCTAGAGGATGCTCCTAGACTAACCCTTTATGTGCTTTACCTAGAGAACCCACCAAAATTCCCCACTACATCATGGACGTTGGAAGACGCCCACCAGTACTATCTCCAACTTAAGGCGGAAAGTAAATAAATGTTTTCAATTGGTGCCGATCCTGAAATGTTCCTGCAAGACGCCGATGGCGGTTTGGTGTCTGCTATCGGCCTGATTAAGGGGTCGAAGAAGGAACCCCGCCCGTTGCCTATTGGTGACGGGTTTGCTGTGCAGGAGGACAATGTTGCTGCGGAATACAACATCCCGCCGGCCCACAATGCTGGTGAATTGATTGAGCATATCCGCAAGGTGCAAACTTATCTGTCAGAAGAAATCAAACAACACGGGCTGTCCTTCAGCACGTTGTCTGCTGGTATCTTTGACGATGTGTGGCTGTTGCACCCAGCAGCGCGTGAGTTTGGGTGTGATCCCGACTACAATGCATGGACTGGTCGGCGTAACCCCCGTCCGCATTCGGATAACCCGAACCTGCGGTCCTGCGGTGGCCATGTGCATATCGGCTATAAGTTTGACACCAAGGATGACTTAATGCTGTTTATGCGCTACTGTGACCTGTACCTTGGTGTGCCCAGCACTCTGATGGATACTGGTGAAAAGCGTAAGGAGCTGTATGGTAAGCGCGGTGCGTTCCGCCCGAAGCCGTATGGTGGGGAGTATCGTGTCCTGTCTAACTTCTGGACATTTGAGCAGAAGTATATCGAATGGGTTTGGCAAGCCACAGAACAAGCTATGGGTTCATGGCAAAATAAACGGGTAGACGTGGATAGCCTGAACTCCGAGATCGCTGATGCGATTAACAATAATAATAAGGACACGGCACGGAAGCTGGTCGATCATCACAATCTAATCCTGGTATAAATGAAAGATACTTTTACGACTGAGAATGCCAACGACTTCCATCGTCGCTATCAAGGGACGTTTGGTTGGTACATTGGTGGTAAGACTGACACCACCAAAAAGCTCGTTGAAATTACCGAAGTGAGGGATCGGAGGTGTACCTTCCGAGACGTAGATGGTAGGCAGTATCACGCTACCATTGACTCCGGAGTTATCTTTGAGTTTGAGCCCCTGCAGAGCGGTTGGTGGAACGGTAGTGATAATTCCACCTACTTAGTTCAGCGCGTCCCAGCACGGCAGTGGCAACGTGGGGTTAGTCGTGGTAACACGTCGATCCTGCGGCTGTTCTCTGATACCTTGGGTGAACTACAACAGCTCCCAGAAATCACGATTGAGGCACTCCACACCATTTACGTGGAGGGAGTGTCGTCAGTTGATGCATGGCAGGACTATTGGAAGGGCAACCGAAGTGGGGCTGCCCTGTCTAGGTACTTTGCAGTTGGCCCCTCTAAGCGCATGTACTTCAAGGACAAGTTGATTGGGGAATGTCCGGAAAACGGATTAATCAAATTATCCGCTGGTCTGTGTCTACAAGAGGTTCAAGATACTGTTAAACGGTTAGGACTGGAGATTCAAGTAAATGTCTAAGACCATTCGTGATATTTTTGCTCTAACGCCTGTTGCGGCGTGGCGTAGCAAGCACGCTGTTCCGTTGGTGTCCCCGATGCCAGGACTCCTGTACGGGGTGGAACTGGAATTGGAAGATGCTGATGCTGATTGGACTGTCGAGGGCATGCAACACAAGGCCGACGGTTCCTTGCGCAATAACGGAGTGGAGTATGTCACCAATCCGATGACATACAGCACGTTAGCTTATGTGCTGGATCGTTTTGCCAAACGCTCACTGGTGAGTGAGGACAACATCTCTGAACGGTGTAGTGTCCATGTGCATGTGAACTGCCAAAACATGACAATTGAACAGGTGCAAGCAGTTTGCATGCTGTATCAAGTGTTTGAGCGGCTGCTTTTCAACTTCGCTGGACCTGAGAGAGCCAACAACATTTTCTGTGTTCCGTGGGAACATACGAAAATCACGTATGGTACTCTAGTCCAGATGGTAGATGATCCCACTGTAGTACGTAGGTGGGAGAAGTACACTGCCATGAACCTGCTACCACTGATGACCCTTGGCACTTTGGAGTTCCGCCATATGGAAGGCACTCCGGATATGAATCGGGTGCTGACGTGGTGTAGAATCTTGGGGTGTCTCTTTGCCGCTGCGGAGCGAATGTCTCTTGCAGATGTGGAAAGCAGATTAACTCAATTAAACACCACCTCTGCGTATAAGGCATTACTGGATGAGGTGTTCCAAGAGGAGGTACGGCACTTAGCTATCGATGGATATGAGATGGCACTTGAGGAGGGGGTTCTTAACCTTAAGTACAGTTTGTTGTCTAAGGTGATGGCTAAACCTGCAATCATCAAGCCGACTGTCAGACCTACCCAACAATTTGTTGTCCAGCAAACCTTGGTGGATACTACTAACCACACCCAGCCAGCCACTACTATTGACTGGGTTACCGAGATCGAGCGACATACGCGTCTACAAGTCCAAAGACAAGCCGATGAGATGGAAAGACAGTGGTTGACGAACGAATGGGAGCTTATTAATGCCGGCCTACCTGGCGGGCAGCGTGAAGATGAAGTCCAGCCCTTCCCAAACCCAGATCCGCTGCTGCGGCGCCTGCACGAAGCCGATCAACGTGCCGCCGAGGCTAGAAGACAAGCTAATGCACATGCCGCTGTCGTTCGTCGTACCCGTAACCCCCGATAATCGTTAATTAAGGAATTTAACCATGTGTGGTATTGTTGGCCTAGTTAGTTCATATAACAACGGATTCTCCTACAACGAAGCGAGCATGTTTGAAGCCATGCTGTTCTATGATACTCTTCGCGGATGGGACTCCACTGGCATTTTTGGCGTGGAACGTGACAACACTGTTCACGTTGTAAAGGATGCAATTCATGGCCCTGATTTCCTTCAGACCTCAGAGTGGAAGGACGCGAAAGTGGATATGGTCGCTCGCGGTAAAATCCTTGTTGGACACAACAGAGCCGCAACTCGGGGTAGTGTTGTAGATAAGAATGCTCATCCGTTCGACATCGACAACAAGATCTTCCTGGTCCAGAATGGGACATACAACGGTAGCCATCATCATCTGAAAAACACCGAGGTAGACACTGAAGCGATTGCCCATGTGATCGCAGAAAACGAGGACTTGGAAACGGCTCTGCAAAAGATTGACGCGGCCTATGCGTTAGTGTGGTACAATCGAGATAAGCAACAGCTTAATCTTATTCGTAACACGCAGCGTCCCTTGTTCATTGCATACCCCAAACAGGGTTCAGGGTTGTTCTTTGCTTCTGAGGCAGAGACGATCATCATGGCCGCCGTGCGCAATAAGATTGAACTCCGCGAAGAGCCATATCCCTTGAAGGAGTACTACCATTATTGCCTGGAGTTTGACTCCTCCGGTAATTGGAAAAGTGTGGGTAAAGACGTGGATGGTAGGTTTCGTGGGACCCCCCAAGCTGTCCAGGTTATGGGGAAGTATGGTCACTTTTCTCATCGGGTAAGCAGCCACGACTACTCTGAGTGGGAGAATTATATTGCCGAGCGATATCCTAATGGTGTGCAACAAGCAAAGAGAAACCAAAGAGCCCTTCAGGACGACAACATTGATGAAATCACGCCTTCAGTAGCTCGCGCGGTGATTACCAACAGCAAAGAAGACCTGATTAATTCTTTTATTGACGAGGTAGTTAATCCCAAGCGACGTCATGTTTTTAAGGATTACTTTGTAGACGAGGATGAATGCCTTGCTTCTATGGAGTATACCCGAGGCCTGAATGATAAGAAGGTTCATGTGGAAGTGATGGATTACCACGCCGGAAACAACCGATCTGATTGTACGGTTTGGTGGGTCTGGGGTGTCATCATTGATCCACAACGAAATGGTGAGCCTATCGAAATGATTAGATGGCTTGATCGTGGCCTCGACAAGGAAGCTATGCTCGAAAAATATGGCTCTACTGGTAGCTTTGTTACTGGACGCCTTGGGGGCTGCCATAGCACTAGTTTTACCAATAACCAGGGCAAGAAGTGGCTTGTCACTTGCTGGTTAGATAACCCGGAGATTGTCAGCTATGCGTCGCACGAAACTCAATAACCCGTCATTCTATATTGCTGTAGATCCTATTGGCTCTAAGTTTGCGAAGGCCTTACAAGAGGCCATCCAAGAACGAGTAGTTAATAAGGTTTATCGCGTTGCCCCTGGTACTAAACAGGGAAAGGTGTTCAATGTCACACAAGGAACCCTCAACAAGATTGAGCAACTCACCCAATTTAGGGCTAATTCGGTATCGTGTCCAGCGTTCGCTACTAGCCCTGAAGAAGCACGAAACCTCGATAGCGGAACTATCTTTGCTCGAACCCTCATTAATTCCACTAATGGAAAGGGTATCGTGGAATTTGAGCGTGATCAACGCGAGTATCCACCAGCTCCTTTATACACTGCATACATCCCCAAGAAGTCCGAGTTCCGGGTGCACGTCATTAACGGTAAAGTAGTAGACTCGCAGCAGAAGAAGAAGCGTGAGGAGTTCACTGGTGAAAGCAACCCACGAATTCGTAACTTGGCAAACGGATATGTATATTGCCGTGACGGTGTTGTACTTCCTCACGATGCTGCTGATCTGGCTGTTAGGGCGGTTAGTGCTTGTGGTTATGAGTATGGTGCCGTGGATCTTATTTACAACGCTAAGCGTGATAAGTCCTATGTTCTGGAAGTGAACAGTAGGCCGGGGTTGCAGGGTACTACCCTGGAAAGCTATGCCGATGCTTTGATTGATGCTTTTGAATTAGTGAGGAAATAGATGGATTACTTTGTTGAACAAGATACCTTGCCGGGTGCTTGCGGTGTTACCTGCTTCTATGAGTTTACCATGGAAGACGAGGGTTATGGACAAGCACTAAAAAAGATTATTCCTTCTGGTGGTATTGGACTGGTCTGTGCGGGTTTCAGAGAAAAGGAAAAATTTGACCTCGAAGTATTTGAGGCTCTTTGCCAAAGAGGGAAGCTTGTATATCGTAGCCCAACCAGAACCAATAGAAATTCAGGGAACAAGTTCTTCTTTGCTGTGTTTGATTTCAAGAAGTCTCTAAAGAGTAAGTATGGATTCAAGGACAGCGGGGACGAGTGGTCTAATAAATATGACGATTCAGAAGATAAGGAGTGACTATGGGAATGCATAAAGGTATGATTGGTAAGTCAGAGGGTGGTGCTTCTGTACCAAAAGAAAAATCTATAGCTAAAAAATACGCTGAGCAAAAGTTGGCTGACGACATGAAAATGTTTTATACTATGGAACACACCCTGACGGATTACATCCAACGCAAGACCAGGCATGATGCTTTTGAACAGGTCAATAAAGAAAATAAAATGACGTTTGAAGAGTGGTATAGTACAGCCCCAAATGGTCCTTGGTCTTGGCAGTTTGGGGTTAAGGAATTTAAAGAATGTATGGAAGCATGCTGGAAAGCAGCACAGGAGAATAAGTAATGTTTGCATACTACCAATGTGGTGCTACTGACTGTTTCCTTACTGCAATCTTTAATAGTAAAGAGAGAGCAGAAGAATATGCCCGAAGCCATCGTCAAAATCCGGAGGGATACTTTATTATTGAATGGAAATCCCCTTCTGATATTGATATTACAGATACTGGGTGGAACTACGGAGAAAATGAATAATGACTACTGAAGTTAAAATTACGTATGTGCTAGGTAATGCTGGTGATGGGTCTAATTTCGTTAAGTGGGTATTAGACCCTCAAGTCTTAGATAAGATGGGAGAACTGGCTGATGATGGTGATGAGGCATATGCCTCTGGTGATGGCCTACAGAAACGAGTATTAAAGTTCAAAGATCAAGAGACATTAGATGATTTTATTAAACGAAACAAACTTTATATCACTGTTATGGAGGACTTTGAATGAGATGCTGCTGCTGTAACAGAAACCTAAACGATTGGGAAAGTACTCTACGCTCTGCGCGTACAGGAGACTTTCTAGATATGTGTAGGAAGTGTCTTGACGGGTTGGGTATTCAGGTGGTAGAATCCTCTGCCCAAGCAGATGATGAAGCCCCTAGTGAAGAATCATTCTTTGAGTTTGATGAGATCGAACTTAGAGAATTTGATACCCGCGACGACCCATTAAATGGCTAAGGTAGTAAGACATGAACCTTGTCCCCGATGCAGAGAGCTTGGCAATGATACTAGAGGAGACAATCTCGCCGTGTACAGCGACGATGGTAAGCATTGTTTCGCTTGTGGCTATCATATCTTCCCTAATATTAACTTTCGTTTGATTCCAAAGGTCGATCATGGCCCAAAGAGTTTGTTACCTTCTGACTTCCAAAGAGAAGTTCCAGGAAATGCTTGGAAATGGTTGTTGCAGTACGGACTTCCCTACTCCTACTGGTCGCCCCATTGCGGCTATTCTCCAGCGGAGCAGCGGCTCGTGTTCCGCGTTGGAGACCCTCTACAATTCTCAATCGGCAGGTATGTCGGAGCACCCGGAGAACGAGGTGCTAACAAGAAGTGGTTCGTGTGGGGAGACTGCCACAAGCACTGCGAAGTCATCGGAAGGGGTGACTCTGTTGTCTTGGTGGAGGACCTTATTTCCGCCCACAAAGTAGGGCAAGTAGCAGAAGCTATCCCACTATTTGGGACTAAAGTACATGCCCCTGTGATTTATTATCTTAATACCACTAATAAACCAGTGGTATTATGGTTAGATAAAGACCAGGAAGGTACTGTGTATAAGCTGGCTGGTAGGTTACAGTTGCTATTTAGCCGTCCAATTAAAGTAGTTATTACACAAAAAGATCCCAAATGCTTAGATCTACAAACAATTAAGGAAAAATTAGTATATGAAAATCTCAGAAATTGAAGTAAAATTTATTGACTGGATGGGTAGTGATATATCCGTAGTTAATGCTGCTAGAGTTTCTTTCCATAAAGAAAGTAAAATGGAAGAATATGCTATTGAAGGTGATGAATACTCTTTAAGAGTTTCAGAAAAAGATGTTAAACTCATTAACTATCTGGCTAAACACAACCATTGGACCCCTTTTGCACACGCTTTCGCAAGCTTTAGAATCAAGGCTCCCATTTTCGTTGCACGGCAACTCGTTAAACACCAAGTAGGTCTTGCTTGGAATGAAGTATCACGAAGGTATGTAGATGAAGAACCTGAATTTTGGTTCCCTAAAGAGTGGAGAGGAAAGCCAGTAAACGCTAAACAAGGTAGCAGTGACACAGTAGTTACCTCTTTAGGTTTACTAGGATTTCAAGAATGGTTACCCGAAGATGCTGCGCATAAAATTGCTGCCCATTGCATGGATGTTTACAATGCTATGATTACGGCTGGTGTTGCTCCAGAACAAGCACGAATGGTACTGCCCCTTAACACCATGACTGAGTGGATTTGGAGTGGCAGTTTGGCTGCGTTTGTTCGAGTGTGTAAGCTTCGCTTAGATCCTCATGCACAACTAGAATGTCAGATGGTTGCACAACAAATCAGAGAACAAATTGAGCCAGTGTTCCCTGTTTCCTTCAAGGCTCTTTTGGAGAATTAAATGGAATTTAAGCCGTGGCCTAAGATCACTAGACTGGAAAACAAGCGGCCTGCCGTCTTTACTGAAAAAATTGATGGAACTAATGCTTGTATCGTTATTGGAGATGACGGAGAATTTGCATGCCAATCGCGCACTAGGTTTATCACCCCAGACTCAGATAACTTTGGTTTTGCTCGGTGGGCGCACGAAAATAAAGAAGAGCTTTTAAAGCTAGGCCCTGGGTATCACTACGGGGAATGGTGGGGCCTCGGAATTCAACGAGGGTATGATCTCCAAGAAAAGAGGTTTAGTTTGTTTAATACCCGTAGATGGGGTGAGCACAATCCAAACACACCCAAGTGTGTCTCAGTCGTTCCTACGATTAGAGCAGACTCCTGGGACGAGGCTCGGTATCTACTAACATCTAATGGTAGTTTTGCTGCACCAGGATACATGAGGCCAGAGGGTTTAATCATGTATGAGCCGGATACTGACACCTGTTTTAAGATTATTATTGATAAGTAAGGAACTAACATGTTTAAATATATTATTGCTGCTGCACTAGCAGCCACCACATTTGTAGCACAAGCCGTAACCCTTACACCTGTAAAGGCTGTAGGGTTTTTCAAGCATGGCGACATCCGTGTTGTCTTTTTTGACCAACAACGAGACTGTCCTGATGGTTGGAAGTGGGGTGCTGTAGCCGGCACCACATGGAATGCACAGAGTCTTTGCTACCAGATCCAGCCTGATGGCACGTACTTCGTTGTGGATGATGTTGGTGTCACAGGCCATATCCCTGGCGATCAGGTTACAGCACAACCAGACATCTGACCCCTTGACAGTAGCATAGGAGTGTGCTACAATCCTTATATACATAAGGAGATATAGTATTAATCCAGAGTTATATATTATTAAGTATCTACTTAAGAAAGATAATTATAATAAATACTATGATACTTTAGATAAAAAGTATATTACTAGTATTAGAGAATTATCTTTCTTATATAAAACCTTAGAAGCTTTACACTCTAAGGTAGAAGGTGATATCTCTGTTGATGGGTATGTAGCGTACTTCTACACGATGTATCCTGAAGCTGACCGGAACATCTACGGTCCTATGCTACAGGCTCTACATGCCTCTGAAATCACCGATGAGGTAGCTAGTGCTACCTTCACCCTGATTAAACGCCGCAAGGCCCTTTCTGAGCTATCGGAGAGGGCCTTTAAAGTCTCTCAAGGTGTTGAGCAGTATGAGGACTTAAGGGAATTTATTCAGGATAACCTCCTAGAGGAAACAAATGAAACTACAAGTACCTTTGATCTGCCGCGCATTACCACTGACCTAGAGGAACTACTTGAGCAGTCCTACTCAGAACAAGGATTACGATGGAGACTTGACTGTCTTAACAAATCTCTTGGAAGCCTTAGAGACGGAGATTTCGGGTTTATTTTCGCAAGACCTGAAACAGGCAAAACTACTTTCCTTGCTTCTGAGACTACGAGTATGCTTGGAGGATGCACACGACCCATCGTTTGGCTTAACAATGAGGAACAAGGATCAAAGGTAATGCTTCGTGTTATTCAGTCCTACTTTGGACTGAGACTAGAGCAACTATTAGCTAACCCTAAACGCTATAATGAACTATTTAATCAACAAACTAAAGACCGGTTTCACCTCTTTGATGCGGCTACTATCAGCCGCAGAGACGTGGAAGCAATCATCAAAGAACTATCTCCGGGACTAGTGGTCTATGACCAACTGGACAAGATTAAAGGATTTTCTAACGACAGAGAAGACCTTAGACTTGGATCTATTTACCAGTGGGCTAGAGAGCTTGCTAAGGGATCTCATGCCGGTATCGGAGTATGCCAGGCTGACGGAACAGCAGAAGGAGTTCGTTACCTTACTATGGAGCACGTTGCCAATGCTAAGACGGCTAAACAAGCTGAAGCAGATTGGATCTTGGGGATTGGAAAAAGCCATCAGGACGGCACAGAGAACATCCGATATCTGAACATCTCCAAGAACAAGCTGACTGGAGATAAGGACAGCATTCCGGACATGCGTCATGGTAGATTTGAAGTATTCATTCGACCAGAGGTTGGTAGATATGAGGACATTGTGAAGTATGACTGAGTTATACCTTGACGTAGAAACAACAACCAGAAACAAAGGACACCCTTTTGACAGTTCTAACTTTCTTGTATCTTATTCTTGTAGTAGTGGTATCAGTTCTCCTAGGTTCCACTATTTTAAAGATCCGGACTTCACTGCGAGCCTGCGTGCCGATCTCGATGGAGCAGATTGTGTCGTCGGGTTTGCTGTTAAGTTTGATCTTCACTGGACTTGTCGTAGTCTTGGGCTTAAGCATCTTCCTCTTTCCCTAAAAGTATGGGACTGTCAATTAGCTGAATTTATTCTCAGTGGTCAGACACATCTGTACGGTAGCTTAAATGAAACGCTAGAGGCGTATGGGCTACCACTTAAGTTTGACCAAGTGGCAGCATACTGGGAGCAGGGGATTGATACCTGTGACATTCCAGTAGAAATTCTTGAAGAGTATGGAAACTACGATACCGCATGCTTAATCGACATCAAACAATTGCAAATGCAGCGCATGACACCAGCACAGATTCAACTCTGCTGGAACATGGGCGAAGACTTAAAGGCACTACAACATGCTGAGGCTCTTGGCATCAGATTCGACACTGAAGCTGCAAGTAATCTCATTGCAGCAAGCTCTGAGGAGATCAGAGGAATCGAAGAGAGGCTGGAGACGTATCTGCCTGATTCAGTTCGGACTGATCCTGGCATTAGTTTTAATTGGGACTCTGGTGACCAGTTGTCCTGTCTAATCTACGGAGGCACTATTGTTTATGATATCTGCACTTCGGAACCTGCCGTCTACAAAAGCGGCGAGAAGGCGGGTCAAGCCTATGTTCGTAACCGCTGGTCCACGGAATCGGTCACATTCCCACGCCGCTTTCTTCCCTTGCCGGGCACAGAGGTTCTCAAGACAAGAGAAAATCCGCCGGAGGACCAGCACCTATATCAAGTTGACACTCCAACGCTATCTAGTATTAGATCTCGTAGGAAAGAGGACAAAGCGCTTCTCCAGCTTATCCAAGAACGCTCAAAGAAAATTAAAGTTCTGGAAATGGTCAGCTCAATCCTAAAGCTAATGGAAGAGAAAGGTTGGGCTGATGGCTTTATTCACGCACAGTTCAATCAGAATGTGGCTAGGACAGGCCGACTGTCCAGTTCTGCCCCTAACATGCAGAACACACCCAGTGAAATTGACGAACTTTTAGTGAGTAGATATGTATAAGCTACACTTTACCAACTACATCAACTGTTGGCCCACCGGTAGTAATTACATTTGTAATCCCCCTGTCACAGATACTGACAGAGACACGGTATTTTTTGTAGAAGATCTATATGGGGCAGCAGAAGCACTAGAAAAAGATGGGTGGGATCTTGGTGGGTCCCGCAGCGCCCTCTCACCAGATGGCTGGGTCATCGGGGATGCCTCTAGAGATTGGATGTCTTTCAAAAAGAATATTGATGGTATTTTAGAGAACTATATCCTCACCAAAAACTTTCAATTCTTTACTAACTTTGTGAATGCTACCGAGCTAGCAAAGAAGTTAAATCTACAAAAGAAGGAAGATCGTGTGACTCTGTTTTCTGTCATTGTGGATGGTAAGGCTCTGTATTAATGCAACCTAAAATCTTTGTATTTGGAAGTAACCTACAGGGTATTCATGGTGCAGGTGCTGCCTTAACGGCTAGACTAAAGTGGGGCGCCCAACTTGGTGTCGGTGTTGGTCGAACAGGGGACAGTTATGCTATCCCAACTAAAGAAACGCCGTACAAAACGCTACCTATTGATAGGATTAAAGAGTATGTAGACGAGTTCCTAATGTATACATGGGCTCATCCACAATATCAGTTTTTAGTAACTCCTATTGGATGTGGTTTAGCTGGGTACAAACCTCATCAAATTGCGCCACTGTTTTTAAATACTACAGTAAGCATCCCTGGAAATATTGTACTACCCAGAGAGTTTGAAGACTACTTTAATGCCACTGATTAACTGTGATGTTAAATCCCTAGAACTAGTAGTAGCCGCCGAGTTATCTGACGACCGGGTAATGAAGGAGGAAATTAGGAACAAAGAAGACCTACATGAAAATAACCGAATTAGATTCAATCTGCCTAGCCGTCTTATCGCAAAGATTTTTGCCTTTAGACTTATTTATGGCGGTTCAGCATATTCTTACTCCGTTGATCCCGATTTTGCTTCCGTTGGTTTAACTCAAGATCAATGGCAAGAAGTAATTGATGCCTACTATGCTAAGTACTATGGCTTAGCAGCATGGCATAAAAACCTACTCAAAATCTGTCAAACAAATGATGGTATCATCGATGTTCCTAGCGGTCGTTATTACCGCTTTGTGCCTGACTATAAGCGTCGGCAGCCCTGGCCACTCACCCAGATTAAGAACTATCCTGTTCAGGGGTTCGGTGCTGACTTGGTTATGCTCGCTCGTGTGGATTTCTACCATCGCTTTATTGAGTCCGGCATGGAAGGGGGGATGATCCAAACGATCCACGACTCCATCGTGGCGGATGTCCCAGAAGAAAACGTGCTACCTGTTGCAAAGATGATGAAGGAATCAGTTGCAAGAGTTCCAGAGTTGTGTTACACTAACTGGAACTACAAATTTACACTACCAATGACCTCTGAAGTATCAGTAGGTCCGAACAAACGAAACATGAAGGAAATTACATGCTAATCACAATCAAAGATATCGCTAAGGAACAAGTCAAGACCGGTCGTAACCCTTACGGTAAGGCTACAGTGACCTATGACTACAATGGTCAGACCCGTACACAAAGCGTTATCAGCTTTGCTAACGCTGACGTTTATAAGGCGCTGGATTCTCTAAGCCCCGGTGATCGGGCTGATGTCACTGTCACAAAGAATGCCAGCGGCTACAACCAGTGGGCTGAGCTGAAGCCTGTAGGTAAGGGTGAGGACATTCCTGCACCAGCACCCTCGGCTAGTGGTACAGCACCAGCGAAGGCTAGTGGCACTTGGGAAACTGCTGAAGAGCGTGCCAAGAAGCAAGTCTACATCATTCGGCAGAGTTCACTAGATAATGCGATTAAGACGCTATCTGCTGGTCTACCCTCTAAGGAAAAGCTGCAAGTAGAAGATGTCCTAAATCTTGCTGGTGTATATGTAGATTGGGTACTAAGTGGCGACCAACCAGGAATGGAAACGAGCAACTCAGATCTCGGGGATATTCCCCTCTGATAAGTATGGGTTTAGTACACACCTGAAGAAACCAGGGGATTACATTGAAACGTTTCCAATGTCCGAGCAAGACTCGCTCAAGATTAAGTATGCAGCATACGCTTGGGCATGGAATCACCAATACACTATCAAGTGTGAGCGTTTCAGAGCCCCTGACAATCAAAGGTATGTACGAATTACCCTAATCAGAAGAACTCGATGTCGTTTAGAATAGCTGAAAAAGAAGCCAGAAAAAGCCCCCATAATCAACACAAGTTGGGGGCTGTTATCACCAAAGGTGGTAGAATCTTAAGCACTGGATATAATGAACTTCGTCCTTCTAAAATTATTGGAACGCCCACGTTACATGCAGAAGCATCCGCCATTCTTAAATTACTTAAGAGCCGTAGGATGGGTGACCTTGTGGGCGCTACTCTATTCGTCACTCGTTTCACTCGTGGCGGGGCTGTGGGTTTGGCTAGGCCCTGTAGTAAGTGTATGGATCTTATTAACAGTTGCGGCATTCGGCGTGTCATATATAGTATACACGGCAATGAAACAGGAGAACTCCTACTTTGACCGCCCTACTCGACGGTGACAACATTGCGGTTGCTGCCGCATTCTCAGCGGGAGATGATGCAGAGGATTTGGTTGCTATTGCTAGGGCCTCTGACATGGTTAGGAATATCCTACAGACAACCGGAGCAGAGGAGTACGTAATTGCGCTATCAGGCCCAACCAACTATAGATACCAAGCTTACCCCGAATACAAGGCTAACCGTTTACATGCGAAACGCCCAAAGTGGGAGAAAAGTGTACGAGATTATTTTCTTTCGGAACACCAAGCGGTGCTTACAGAGAACTGTGAAGCCGACGATTACCTTGGTTACTCCCAAACGAATGATACAATTATTTGTCACCTAGACAAAGACATCAATATGATCCCTGGTTGGCATTTCAACTGGGAACTTTTACGAAAAGGAAAAGTAGTACGTGAAGCACGTAGATATTATGTTACTGAAGACGAAGCAATTCGCTTCTTCTATTATCAATTACTTGTCGGAGACAACTCTACTGACAACATCAAAGGCGTGGTGGGGTGTGGTGACAAAACAGCGACTGCAATCCTCAATGCCTGTAGTACAGAGCAAGACATGTTCAACGCAGTGCGACCACTGTACTCCTGCGACGAAGAAATGTTCATGAATGCTATCTGTCTCTGGATTCAACGTGAAAAGAACGAGAACATCGTAGAAAGGTGGGAAAAATTAAACCTAATTCAGCCAAAGCCAAAGGAAGAACCTTCCAGCAATATGTAAGGGGTGTGTTCCTTAAGCTGTTCCCACAGCTAGAAGCAGATGACATCCGTTCTACTGCTACGGGTCAGCAAGGTGAAGATATTCAACTCTCCCCTGCAGCGCGTAAGCTAATCCCTTACCAGATTGAATGTAAGTCCAAGGCCACAAGCCAAGTACATACATACTACGAACAAGCTAAAGAACATGGTACATATGAGCCCCTATTAATTGTGAAAAAAGACAGGGACATTCCACTAGCCATTGTTTCATTAGAACATTTCTTAACTCTTATTAAAGGTAATAACAATGAAAATGATTGAAGTCCCTGTGTTTAATGACGATGGTTCTGTTAAGATTGTGCAACAAGTCTCTGCTCAAGAGGCCCAACATCTGCTACAATTTGCTATTAACTTCCTAAGTAGCTTAGGTCTTAGTGCGGCAGCAGTCGCAGGAGAGGCAGAGCAGGCACCACCAAATAGCACTCTAAATTGAAACGCCATCTCGTAATTCCTGATGTCCAGTTACGTCCAGGTGACGACATCACGTTTCTAACCGCCATCGGAAATTACATTGTAGAAAAGAAACCAGATGTTATTGTTAATCTTGGTGACTTTGCAGACATGCCTAGCCTTAGTAGCTACGATGTTGGTAAGAAAAGCTTTGAGGGCCGCAGATATAAAAGTGACGTGGAGTATGTTGTATACGGTATGGAACGTCTTCTGGAACCTCTCAAGGCATACAACTCTAAGGCTAATAGAAACCACAGAGAACGATACTACCCCGCGCTTCATCTTACGCTTGGAAACCACGAGGATCGGATCAACAGAGCCACCAACAATGACCCTAAGCTTGATGGAACTATCGGAATCCAAGATCTAAAGTATGAGGAATTCGGTTGGAAAGTACATCCATTTCTTGTGCCAGTTGTTCTTGATGGCATTGCCTACTGTCATTACTTTGTCACTGGTTTACTCGGTCGGCCTTGTTCTTCGGCTGCTCTCCAACTGAGCAAGAAGCATATGAGTTGCATTACCGGTCACCAACAAGGGCTACAAATCCATACAGGCCACCGTGCAGATGGCAAGCGATTAACCAGTGTTATTGCTGGTTCCTGCTATGAACACGATGAGGACTATATGGGACCCCAAGGCAACAAACACTGGCGTGGTATCTTAGTAGCACATGAAGTTGACGATGGTGAATTTGATCTAATGCCTGTTAGCTTGAAATATCTTAAAAAGAAATATGGCTAAGACACAAAAGCAGATTGATTGGTATAACCAGTGGCGTAAAACTCCTGAGGGAAAAGCAAAGATGAAACTTGCTGTTCTCAAATGGAAAACAAATAACCCAGAAAAATACAAAGAGTCTAATCGTCGTACAAATCTAAAAATTTTGTATGATATTTCCTTAGAAGGATGGAACGCTTTATTTTTATCGCAGGACTCAAAATGCGCTATATGTTTTTCTGAGAAACCAAGGGGGCGTAACTGGCACACAGATCATTGTCATACCACAGGAAAAATTCGTGGTATTTTATGTGGTTGGTGTAATACAGGAATTGGTAAACTACAAGAAAGTCCAGTTATTATGGAAAGAGCTATGAAATATTTAAAGGAAAAGTATGTCTGACAATTATCGAGTTGAGAAGTATGAAGCTATCCTCCCTACCACTGGGGTTCTTGGCCCTGTGAAGCCATTTCCCCCATATATTCCAGTATCTTATAAACCTTTAACAGGTAAAAATGTAAACGCTATCCAGTATGGTGGCACTCATTACAAGGATGTTAAGTACCAGCCTTGGGATGTTATCCTGGATTGGAAGCTAGGTTTTCTAGATGGTACTGCTCTAAAGTACATTAGCCGGTGGCGCAAGAAAAATGGCATTGAGGATCTCCAAAAGGCCATCCATTTCCTAGAAAAGCTGGTAGAAGAGGAGACAAAGAATGACGTTAAATGAATACCAGAAGCTCGCCGCCGCCTATCGATTACCAAAGACTACTCCTGAAGAGCGGGTATTTGGTGTATTGGAAGAGGCTGGTGAGATTGCTGGTGTGTTCAAGCGCCTACTACGTGGTGACTATGATGACGACACAGCAGCTACCAAGCTACACAAGGAACTTGGTGACGTCCTATGGTATCTAAGTCAGATCGCCGAAGACAATGAGTGGGATCTAGAAGAGGTAGCTATGGCTAACCTTGATAAGCTGGAGTCACGTAAGATTCGTAATTTAATCATGGGGAGCGGCGATGACCGATAAGGCATATGACCAAACAGGAGCTACTTGATACCCTCCGTAGAGAGGAAGAAACAATTCTACTAGATCTATTAGGCGTTACATCAGAAGAACTGGTGGACGCCTTTCTGGATAAAATCATTGAACGATACGAATACATTCATGGGCAATACGAACCGCAAAGCTAAGGTAAAGGATGATGAAACTGTGTTTTCTAGGAACCACAGTAAAAAGATCAAGTACCGAGTTCGTAAGTACCAGGAAAAAGAAGCCAAAGATCAGATCCATGAATATACAGGAAAAGACCGTAGCGGGACTGATCGAGTATATTGACCATGTAGAGGCCTCATTACTTGCCGATTACGACCATATGAGTCGGCAAGTAACTGCGGTGGATAATGGCACTCTCACCAATCTGCAGCGTAGTGACTTGCTTTGGGATCTTGCAGCCGTAAAGGCAGACATGGTACGAGTTCATACCACCTGTAAACAACTACAAACAACACTAAGAGGGATTCAGATTGCAAGTAAAAAGATTTAAGACAGAATTCGCAAAAACCATTTTCCACTCAAAATATGCCCAAGGACCAAACGACAGTTGGGATGCATTGGCAGAACGACTGGTTGATGACGTATGTGGTTCACGAGGGGGAACCCTACCAGTCCTCATGTCAGACTCTGATCGTAAAGACCTTGCTCAGCATATTAAAGAAATGCGATTCCTACCAGGAGGGCGATATTTATATTATGCTGGACGGCCTTACAAAGCGTATAACAACTGTTATCTTCTCCGTGCCGAAGAAGATACCCGAGAAGAATGGAGCAACGTAACATGGCGAGCTATGTCGTGTCTAATGACTGGTGGGGGGATTGGAATTGATTATTCCAGATTACGACCCTCAGGGAAACCTCTCTCCCGAACAGGAGGAGTTGCGTCGGGGCCTATACCTCTTATGCACGCAATTAACGAGATTGGAAGAAATGTTATGCAAGGCGGGTCGCGTAGATCGGCAATTTATGCTAGTCTTAACTGGAGCCATGAAGATATCCCTATCTTCCTTAGAGCAAAAAATTGGTCAGATGATGTTAAAGCCCTAAAGGAAAAGGACTTTAATTTCCCTGCTACCCTAGACATGACTAACATCAGCGTCAATTATGATGATGACGCTCTTAGTCAGTATGATGAAAAGGTTCCAGAACGTAATCGCCTTGCGAAGAACTCAGTATTCCTAGAGAACTGTAAACAGGCGATGATGACAGGAGAGCCGGGATTTAGTTTTAACTTTGGTGATAAACAAAATGAAACACTTAGAAATGCCTGCACCGAAGTTACGTCAGAAGATGATTCTGACGTTTGCAATCTTGGGTCAATCAATCTTGGCAATATTCAAACTCTGGATGAGTTTAAAAGTGTCGTACAACTCGCGTCCAAATTCTTGGTCTGTGGCACGTTACGGGCAGACCTCCCATACGATAAAGTATACAAGGTTAGGGAAAAAAACCGGAGATTGGGACTTGGCCTTATGGGTATCCATGAGTGGCTCCTCCAACGAGGACAACAGTACGAGGTAACCGATGAGCTTAAGCAATGGCTACAAGTCTACAAAGACGAGTCCAAGCGAGCGGCTGACGAGCACTGTGATAGATTCTATATCAGTCGGCCTGTCGCTTATCGAGCAATTGCCCCCACAGGAACAATTGGAATCCTTGCTTCAACTACGACTGGTATTGAACCTTTATTTGCAGTCGCGTATAAACGTCGCTTTCTTACTGAAGGAACAAAGTGGAAATACTCCTACGTTGTCGATGCAACAGCAGACAGACTCATCAAAGACTTCGGACTAAAGCCAGAAAGTATTGATACAGCTTATAAACTAGCACATGATTATGAAAGAAGAATCAAATTCCAAGCAGACATTCAAGATTACGTTGACATGTCAATTTCATCCACTATTAACTTACCTTCTTGGGGGAGCAAGGACAACAACGAAAGCCAAGTCGCCCGTTTTGCCGAGACTCTCAGTAAATACGCCCCACGGCTACGTGGATTTACCTGTTATCCAGATGGAAGTAGAGGAGGTCAGCCCATCACAGAATGTGACTACGAAACAGCTATCGCCAACAAGGGAACAGTCTTTGAAGAACACGATGTCTGTGACATTACCGGCCACGGTGGCTCGTGTGGAGTCTAATTTAACAGACAATCGTAGAGAATCAAATTGGGGTTCAGATTGGGTAGATGACGGAGTATAATGACAACTATCGCTGTTAACCGTACAAGTATTGCGTGCGACAGACAATTCACTTACAACGGTAATGTGAAGATGCAAGGGAAGACAAAGATTTTCGATGTCTCCCCTGATGTTTGTAAAGAGTTCTTTAATACCGATAGAATGCTTATCGGATTTGCGGGTGATGCTGGAGAATGGGGAGATGTAGTAAATTATCTCTGCGACCCATCAGGCAAAGTCCCACGAATCAAAGGTATTGAACTACTGGCCCTAACTGGCAAACGAGAAATCCTATACGCCACCAGCCTAACTGACTGGATGAAGATTGAGGATAAGGTTTGGGCTATTGGAACTGGCATGCAGTATGCATTAGGGGCCTTACATTTAGGTAAGACCCCCTTGGAAGCCTGTAAAGTAGCAAGCAAGTTTGATGTTTCTACTGGTATGGGTTTCAAAGAGTACACATTATAAAGGGGGCCATTGGCCCCCTTTTCATCTATATCCTTCCATCCGTTGGATGTCCTTCGGATTCTTGGGAGGTTTCAATGTTCTATCTTCTCTAGATAGTTGAGCATCATTTCTGATCTCATCAATTTGGTTCAATAGAGTATTTGGATCGCCGCCCAGTGCGGCGTATTCATCTACAATGTCTGGGATTGCATCAACATCCCACCTAATCACAGCATCTTTAAACTTAGATGATAGGTTCTTCATTTGGTCGTTAAGCTGTTTAGCGTTACGATCTCCCTGATACATCCGTTGTTTATCCACTGCTTCTTGCTGTGGTACTAATCCAGTCACTGATGATTTAGTCCATTGCTCAGGAGTACGATAGTATTCATTCTGCCCATCCTTACCCACAGTGTATCCATCATTCTGCTTAAACGCCTCTGTAGCGGCTTGTTTAAACCCTGAAGGTACTGACTGTACTGCAAGATTCCCAAACGTGTTCTCGTTAGGATTAGAAGCAAAGTCAGCAGCACTACCCATAATCTTAGCAGCACCACTTAAGTGTGGGAATACGGCTTGACCCACACTATCTGGCACCATATTGGCAGATGAGAACTTGCCTTGAATGTTTAAGTCCAGTGCGCTAGATAGCACGCCAGTCTTCATCCATTGTGGTAGATCCTGTAGCGCATCCTGTGCAATTGACCCAGGCTCCATACCGGCAAGCTGCTTCAGCTCTTGGTATAGTGTGTCAGCTTCATCATAGAATGGGACACCAGTAACCCCTGCTAGGAAGGTCATAGCCATTGCAGACGCAATGAACGGCTTAGGGTTCTTCTTCAGTTCCTTGGCCAGCAAGGTCTGTGTACCTAGGTAGCTGTGCTTAAATGTAGTTAATCCACCAACGTGTGGGCCAAGCACACCGGCACCTGTATACATTAGAGGACGTTCCCATTTGTGGTAATCCACCATTGCTTGGTTGGTTAAGTTTTCAGCAATAGGTAACACCTTATTCAGGTCTGGTTCAGACTTAGACAGTAAGTTCACAAACGCTAAGAACATTGGTGGTCTGGTGGAGCTTTCACCAAATTGCATGTTCCACTCAGCAATGTGATCCATAGTTCTACCTACGTCAGACTTATGGCCCTCATACACTCTTTCAAGTTCAGAGAAATCCATAATCCCACGGTTCTCTGCCCAAGCTAGGATTGACTTAGTGCGTTCATCAACACCTAGGTTAACTACATCCATGTTGTTGATACTGGCACGTAGCCATTGACCCATAGCCTTAACCATAGCACTGTTGACGTCAGCTTGCCCTAGCCCTAATCTACCTGCTGCTAGTTGTAGCATTGGGTAGCCAGTTTGGAATGGCTGCATCCACTGAGAAAATAGGAATGCCATGTTACCCCAGCCCATGTATAGCTGTGACATCTTGTTCTTTAAGATGTTGCTATACTCAATAGCTTTGGTAGGACTCACACCCATCTTCTCAGAATAGGACGTAGCTAGGTCAAATAGGTTGTTACCAATCACCCCTGCCTTGTTTAGGTAGGAACCAGTTACGTTACTCCAATAATCCTTTAAGTAGTCCTTGGTATTAGGTAGATGATCCAGCCGTGGATCAGGCATCATATTACTGATGATCTCGTTAGGCTTCTGTAAAGATAGATATTCAAACCGATCTTCAGAGTTTCTAACGATAGCGTCTAGACGTTGCTGTGCATTGGTGGCTCTATCCAACCAAGGCTTATTCCCCTGGTTACCAGATACGCCCTTCTTTGCTAGGTCATGGACATTTAACCCATAAAGGTCTGTAGTAGCCTTTAGGATTTGCTTGTCGATCTCTAGCTGTGCCTTAGACAAATCACCATCTGCATTTTTGAGCAGGTCGATCATTGCACCCAAGTCGTTGTAGCGGAACGCACGGCTCTGTGTAGTTCCCTGAATATTCCTTCTCGCCTTCTGGTATGTGTCGGCAGAAAACTTGGCTCCTGGATTAGACTTCTCGTAGTACTCCTTAGCCAGCTTAAATTCCCCTGGTGTGTCCACCGCAATGACACCAATCACCTTCCCATCTTTAGTCACGAGTGCGTTGTAATCTCCACGAAACACAGACGCAGCATACCCTCTTCTCTTAGGACCGATAGAAAGTCCTTGAGAATCCTTGACTGTACTCCCCCATTCCCATAACTTTTCTGTTAACTTTGTATAGGACTCCATGAACTTACGCTCTGTTGGAGATAACCCAATTTTGTCGGCAAGTTCAGGAGAGTAATCCACCTGTTGCTTGTCTAACTCACCAACCAACTCTGCAACACGTACACGCTCCTCAGGGCGTAGCTTTGTGATTAGAGTACTCACCCCATCAGGGCCAGTTAAAAACTGCCTGGAGGCGGTTGTAGCCTCTCCACGGGCATCGTTCACTAGCTTACGTACATACTTCAACACAGGGTTGTTGTGGTACGCAGCCATGAAGTTGTTGCCAGGAGCAACCTGCTTACCTACACGAGTTGCCTTAATATCCTTAGCTTCTGATGCTAGATGTAAAGCTTCTTCAGGTGTGGCTGGATCAGCCCACTCCCCTAAAGCAGCACCCACAGCCTTAGCCTTGTTGACCTTAACCTGCTTAGCAGCAATGGTTTCTGGTGATACAGGAGTTTGCTCTGAGTCCTTTACTGGCCAACGTTCACGGAAACGATCCCAAGCCTCTTTAACAGCTTGGATGTCAATAACCCCAGACTCTTTACCAAGTCTTCGAGGACCACCAAAGACCTCTTTAACATCTGATGGTAACAGAGTACGTGGCCTGCCATCCCCAAAATCTACAACAGGTAATCGGTATGGGCCATCCTCAAATCTCATATCCTTTGTACCAACAACCGTCGCCATTGTTGGCTCTTTGTACATAAGACCATGAGTGGCTTTAACTTTAGTACCAGATGGGATATGTGTGTACCCTGGGAATACTTCCTTCGGTGAGTTTACCGCCATACCGGCAGCAATCCGATCTCTCTTTTCTAGCTCATAGATTTTCTGGTCAATGGCTTTAATATCTTGATACTCTTCTCCATCATAGTCTTTACCATTATCCCAAAATTTGTTCCATGCAGTGTTACGAAGTTTTTGTAAAGCATCCTTACCTTTTTTAGCAACAGCATCTAAAAACTCCATATCAATGGCACCGCGTTGACCGCGACCCATACCTTTACCTAAGCTATTTACAGCTTGTTCCCTGCTTGGTCCTTTAGGCATGCTGTCTAGTGCTTGGGTTAATGGAATACTTTCATCACCTGTTAAATTAGGTAATTCATCACCCCAAAGATTTCTTTGTAATGGGTTTTGTAAATTTTGTGCTTCCATAGATAAATCAGCACGAATAGGAATACCATTCTCGTCAATACGCATGTTTGGCATACGTGTCATCGGATCATTATTCCCATAATCCTCTACAATATCCATCTGTTGGCCACGAGTATTTAAATCTTGTGTGCGTGCAATAGAATCATTAATTTCACGCATACGTGATTCCTCAAGCCCTGGAACAGGTGCTCTTAGTTGTCTAGCCCTTTCAGCAGCATTAATATCTAAACCAGTTTGGCGAGCTACATCCAATTCAATTTGTTTATTACGAGCTTCAATAGAGGATTGTGCATCAGCTTGCTTTTGTTGTTCTGCTAACCGTGCTTCTTCAATTTGACGAGCTACATCTGCAAGTTGTTGATGCTTTTGCATTAAACTATAACCAGCCTCAGCCCCATTATCATGTGCATACGCTTGCCCTTCTGGAGTCACACGCATAACATCAGGCATACCTGGCCCTTCCTCTAGATTAATATCTAAACGATTTGGTACAGACGTAGGAGCTTTAGATTGTTTCTCTGCTGCTACTGCTGCAGCAATAGGAGACTTTGATGGTAATTGCACATCCTTAGGTAATCTAGACTTTCCAGACGTACGCCCTAAAGTTGCAGCAAAACCTCCGCCAATAACACCAGACAGGGCAGCAGATTCTAAAGATGGTCCCATAGCTTCCTTAGCTTCAGGAGTTTGAACAACTTCTTGAATCGCTTTACGAGTGGTAACATCTTGTGCAGCGTTAATTCCAGCACCAGTTACAAAACGTTTAGCAACACCACCACCTAACCATCCAGGTAACGCTACACCGGCAAGGTTGCCAACAGTATCAATAAGAGCAGCCTTTTGGGCTGTTCCTGCACTTTCGCCCATATCAACAGCTTGTTTACCAGTAACAAAGGGAGATAGAGGGAAGGCTGGGATTTGAGGAATTGCGCTGATAACCTTACCCATAAAATTCTGCTCAGCGTCTTAGGTGCGGAGTTATTTCGCTCGTCCAGACGCTTTTGCATCTCTCTATAAATGTTTTCTTGATCATCAGTTGCCCCAAACAAACCAGCAAGACCTCCTGCAGACATAGACCATGCTGTGTCTACAGTATTCTTTAATTGGTTAACCCCAATTTTTAGATCTTCCTTTACGGTGGTCTTTCTTTTCTGTTCAAAAAGACCTAATGGATCAGCTCCTGCTTGAGGTTGGTCGTCTTCAAAAAGACCTAGTGGGTCATTCATTGTAAGTCAACCCCGAATTTCTGTTTGTATTTCTGACGTAAGACATCTGCAGGAACCCCAGGATACATCTTCTGAACGTCCGCAAGGGAGCCAGTAGGTGCTTGTTGTCGAACTGGGCGAGTAGCCACTCCTGCCGCCGGTGGTGTAGCCATGGCTGGGTTTGGAGGAATCGGTGCAGGTTGTGTCTGTGTGAGGGTACGCTTACCATCCGGACCAGTCCCAATTGTGTATGGTTGGGGCTTAGGCATAGAAACTTCCCGCTCTGCTAAAGGAATCAGAGCAGCACGAACGGCTTGTAAGCGTTCAAGCTCATCCGGATCTTTCTCTTGTGCTAACTGGGTGTCAATCATAGTGAGCTTCTCATTGGCAGTCTTAGTCTTGTTTAGGAGTACCCAGAAGCTTGTACTAGCACCTTTACCACCAGCCCCCTTTGCGGCAGCGTATGTATTAGCCACGTTCAATTGATTTTTACCCCGTAGAGCCTCTAGTTCCTTGGCCTGTGCGTGGTCACGGAGATCCTTACGATCAGACTGCCATAGGTCAGGAACTGCAGCGCGCAGTTGTCGGCCCATTTCCTGAACCTTAGGATCAGAGTCAACCATCATCTTTTCTACAGACTGTAGGTAAAGCTTCTTATCATCCTCTCCAGCCTTCAAAGCCCACTTACGAACCTCATCCGCCCTCTTATGTGGTTGAAACTCTTCTTCCCAATCGTTTTCCCTAGTTAACTTACGGTTAGTTTGTAAGGTTCCTTCTAAAGTGGCCTGATCCTGCTTTAGTTTAATAGGGTTTTGTAGACGAGCTAGATTTAGCTTTTCTTGCTCTGATTCCTGATCGGTGGCTGCGGCCTGCCGGGATAGGTCGTAGTTCTGCTCTGCCAGCATCCCAGACATGGGAGCGACATACATTTTACTTAGGGTGTCATACCCCGGTAGTTGTGGCAGTAAGTTGTTAGCCATATACCCACTCCGAATTTACCTCAGGAACATTAGAATACTTCATTTGGCTCCACATATCACCAAGGCTATTACCAACTTTGTCAAAGAGACCGGTGTCCTTACCAAACTTCATTAATGAATTTAGTCCAGCGTCACGCTGAGCATTACGTTGAGCATACATCTGAGATAGAACTGGAGCATTTCTAGAATTCATTTCAGCTAGCTTAGCTTGTAGTTCTACGTTGCGGGGACCGTACTGTGATCTACGACCACCAGCCGCGTCGCGTCGCTCTAAAGACTTTTGTAGTTGCTGAGAGTAGGCACTATTAGGACCATACATTCCCTGTAAGCCATTAATAGTCTTGTCCATACCCTGTGTGTTCTTGTTATACCCATACAGACTCATACCGGCTGTCAGCAGGTTTCCTAGTGTGTTGTTGCTTCCTGAAGATTGTGGAGGACCCTGCTCGCCTGGTTGGCCTTGCTGAGCAATACTGTTAAACGCACCCCCAATTGTAGGACCACCAAAGAGGCCAGAAAGTCCGTTGATTAGACCTAGGCCAGGAATAGCGCCTGCTAGGCCGTTCATTACAGTACTACCTAGTGCCCTACCACCAGCTTCCATACGTCCACCTTCTGGCGCCTGAGCCATTGCCATAGCGAGCCCAGTTAGTGGGTTACCGTGAGTTACCTTATTGGCTAGAAATCCTGTAAGAAACTTACGAAAGCGAGTACCAAAGTCATTACCATCACCAGCGACAGCACCTGTATCTCCTGCATATTTTGTTGGATCTGACCACTGGCTAGAACTGGGATCATCCCACCCACCAGTTGTGTATCCGTTATTCGTCATCCAGTTGGACGAGCCAGTGCCACCGGCACCCTCCCAACCAACGTTACTAAAATTAGATTGATCTTGTGACCAAGGAGTGTATTGTCCATTAGAGCCTACGCCCCATCCACTAGTCCAATTACTATTGTCTCCGGTGTACCCAGTATCAAACGAATCATCCATTATTATTCCTTTAAGGCTTTGTAGTGCCTAAATCTGTGATTACTAATACCCCTACATTATTTACTGTAATTCTCCAGTAATGTGGGGTTGCTTGTGTGTCCTTTAACACTAAACCTTTTGTAGCACTATCCACAATAAGGTCATCTGTAGTATCTACACCTTTAGTAACTCTACTAGAGGCGTTTAATCCGGCATAGCCGTTTGCTGCATTTTTCTGTGTGCTAGCTTGAGCGTCTACAATGCCGTAGCCGGCAAGGGTTGTAGGAGTCCCCGTAAGAGTATCCCACGATAATCCAGCAGCCACAGAATTAATAATGGTACGAAGTTTCTCGTACCAGTCATTCATAAATGAATGCCCTGGTGGGACACCAGTAGGCATTGGAGGAAGTAACTTAGCCATTAGTAGTATGCCACCTTTCTAGCTGTACCATTAATCATCACAGTTACATACCCTGTTGGAGTTGCCGGTAATGCACCAGCCCCACCAGCACTTGGTGATGATGTGCCAGTAGTATGATTAACTAGATTAAGGCCGTTAGTGTCTACACGGACTTTCTCAGTCCCGTCAGCCAAACGAAATGCTGTGTAGTTAGCAGTCCACTCCATACCATAATTAGAACCACTTCCGAAGTGATCACCATAAACGTTACCAGTAGAGCTTGAATCAGTTGTTGATAGCTTGTTCTGTAAACCACTACCAGTGTTTGCAAGAATAAATACACGTCCTGAGGAAGAATTAGCAATGAGATCTCTACCCGTAGCAAACCCACTTAAGTAGCATGTCGTAACAGCACCAAACAAAGCACCACTTAGGTTAATCCCAATTAGATTAGTAGTAGTCCCACCAGTGGTCACCACTACGTTATCTAGAATAGCCCCCATAGTCTGGTCTAGTGCAAAGGCAGCAAACGACTCAGCAGAAGGTAGATAAGTTGTAGGACTAAGGCCAGCAACCTGATACCATCCACCATCAATCCGTAGACCTAGGGTTGTGTTGGCATACACGCAGTTACCCGCATTTTCCTCTGCATGGCATTCCTTCATAGAAGGACCAAACCGCTCACCAGAAGTACCACTGGTTGTCCAATAGAAGCCATCAGAACGATTAGATTCTGCACTGCATCTGAATAAGGTAACACCATTACTTTTGTCAATAGACCAGCCTCTACCGCCATTACCAGCAGAGCGCACGCGCTCGAAAGTAGCGTTGATACAGTCGTTGACTACTACACCATGGGAACCAAAGCCAACCACTTGAACGTCAGTGACCTTACTGATAGGCCATACAATGCCGTTTAGTTGTAGGCCAATTGAGCTGCCTGATCTAGCATTTACCTGTTCAAACTTAATGTCTGACAGGGAGAAACCATCATCATAATTACCAGCCCCGTTAGTAAACGTAAAGGCCACTCCAGAGGTAGCATCGTATTTGATAATAGTAGATGCTGTACCAGCACCACGAATCTTAATTGGAGTTCCACAGGTTAAACCAGAAGTGATTCGATAGTTACCTGCAGGGATAATTAGATCAACCTTAGACAAGGCTGCTGCATTGATTGCAGCCTGTAAGGCAGCAGTGTCATCAGCAATGTTGTTGCCAACAGCCCCATAAGGACTTAACCGGGCATCTACAGTGTGGTCATATACTACATCATTGACGTCATTAGCCCACGCAGAAGTAAAGACCGTCCCTGAAGTAAAAGTTGTACTAGCCATTATGAACTTCCTTTGTTAATTGTTACCTCAGCCTTTTGAATTCTTAGCGGGTACTCATCTGTGTATGAAAATTTAAATGCCCTTTGTCTAAATGAGCCTAGTCTGTAGCAGGATTGTAAATCCTGGTTCAAGTTGATTGACAGCGGTGTGGACCATGTGGTATAGTCATCGTCTGACCAGGAAACCTGTAGGTTAGAGTTCACTGGTGTTCTGTCGGCAGAGATTGATAGCTTATGCATGCTCTTCCGATGAAGTGTCCCAAATGCATGGGTGTCTGTAATGAACTGTGCTGTAAAATTAGTTCCACTATCCTT